TAAGCGAGTTCAATTTGTACCCCCCATTGAGCAGGTACAGTATATTAAACGTAATGGGGCACGGAATTATTCCCGACACCCCATTATGATTTTAATTTATAGATGATCTGCTGCAGTTCCGCCACCAGAAGATTTCTTCTTTTTGGCTGGAGCCTTCTTCTTTGAAGCAACCCTTTCAGACAACTTCGTAAGTTCTGTCTCTACAACTTTTGCAACCAGACCGAATGCAGGATCTTTTGGATTAACTGCTCTAAGTGCTGGACCTGCTACGGCAATAACGCCTGCAATCAGCAAACCTTGTAAAGTAACTCCGCCATCTGCATTTGCAACATAGGTTGCTGCAGCGACTGCAAATGCTCGTGCATATGATTCAAGCACTGCCTTTTGTGTTTTCTTTAGTTTCATTTTTCCTCCTAGGATATGAATCTAGTTATGGCATCGTAACCTAGCCATAGTCCAATTATACCAGCAACGCCAGCAAACACTGGAGGGGCTGGAACTGGAAGTTTAAAGGCTGCAAACATAACGCCACAGCCAAAACCTGTTAAAACTGAAAATATTATTTCTTTCATAGTTCATTTTCCTTTATCTTATCAAGCAGGGTGGGCAGGGTTACTAATGTTCCGCAATCTGCACAGGTACCATCTAAAAAATATAAACCTATTTCATAGTCTATTGGATCAAACTGAACCACTGCGTTTAAAAAAACACAGCCACAGTTTGGGCACGAGCAAGTTGGAATTCCTCTAGCGTCCATCTTTAAAACTTTCAGCGTCTTCTTGTTCAATAATAAAAGTATTAGTTGATGTATATCTATATCCATCTATTATGGTTTTTACTTCATGAGTATATGTTGGGTATGCAGGAAATATTACAAGAGAATTTTCTTTGGGTTTAATAATTTTATTTAAATTAGTAAAGTTTAATTCTCCTCCACTATAGTTATCATTTATATAAAATAGTGCTGCAAACTGAAATTGTTTTTTAATCTTTAAATCAGGCTTAGAGTTTACATCATCAGAATGTGGAAGCATAGACATTCCAGGTTTCCATAAAGTAATACTATATAATGTTGATTTAAGTTTAACCTTTATATTATATTTTAACTGTATTTCTTTTTTTGCAACAATAAAAATTTTTTCTAAAATTTCCATTGTATCTTTATTCATTTCATTATTAAAGGCTATTCTTTTATACCAAAAATTATTTGGATCTTTGCTTCCACTAAGAAATTTTAAATTTTTACAATCCAGCAAGAGTTTACCGTGATCCTCTTTACCTATTACATTTTGTATTTCTATAATATTATCTGATGAATGACCCATTTTCTCTATCATCAATAACTTATCCATTGCTCTCCTATTCTTATATTAACTAATTATATCAGTCGTTTGGAATGTCTTCTGGATATATTTTTTTTAATTTATTAAAAGCAAATCTTATTTTTTTAATTGAGTCCTCACCTGGATTGATTAATTCATTCTCAATTTCTGATTCAAAAATTAAAAGAGATTTATGTACATCCTCTATATATTTATAGGCAATATCACGAGTTTCATTTAAAAAAGAAAACAAGTGCTCCTTTTCTGGTTGATCTATTTGGTTAAACTTTTGTTGAATAAATTCAACCTCTTTTATTGTTTTATCTAAAGTCAAAATTAATTCTAAATTTTTATTTTTTAGTCTAATAATTTGTATACATAGTACAAAAAATACTAATACAAAAAATACAAATAGTATAAAATCAAACATTTCTGCCCTCGTGTGTGGCCCAATAATACTTGCATGTAGAGCAGCATGGTTGATTATAAATACTATGTTTTGCATGAGCAAACTTTGCATAATACATCGGATCTTTATCAAATAAACTAGCCTTGTGTGTAGTGATTACACGCATTATTTTATTGGTATCGTACCAAAAAGATGGCACATTAGTTCCCCATTGATTCCAACATTGATCTTTAAGCCTATTAAGATTTGCTTCATTGTTCTCTGTGCGAATACCTCGATTACGAGCCTCACGAATCATAGCCTGTACATATTGCCATAAACCACGCTCATAGTCTTTCCACATAAGAACGGCTGGATGATTGCGCCAACCACCAGTAGGGGATTTGCCAGAAAGTACATTTAAAATTTGGTAGCATTCTAATATTTGCTTATTTAAACGTTTGCTGTCAAGCCAACGAGCAGTCGTGACTGGATTTGCTGATGGTAAAAATGTCTGCATTATTCTTTAGTCGCTTTACGAAGTAGAGTTGCTCCTACAAATGTAGAACCAGTGAAAATAAACCTCATAGGAAAAGTATACCTGAATCCACTTGAAACTTCACATACTTCGTGAATATAGTTTTCGTTACCAGGAAACATAACTAAACTGTTTGACTTAGGTTTAATATTTACGCCATAGTCTGGGAAAGATATTTCTCCTCCGTCATAGTTGTCATTAATATAATACATACACACAATATGTTGATGTTTTTGAGAATCTGTATCTACATGGGCGCTCATTTTACTGCCCTTGCTCCATTTTGTTAAAATGTAAATTGGATATGTTTGAAATGCACCAATTTCAAATTGACTGCTTAATTGTATATCGTAATAATCTGTACCTTTTAACTCACCAACTTGACATACTTTTTTCAAAAATTGAATAATGTTTTCTGGCATTGATTCAGACTGAAGTCTTTCAGTGCTCCACGGCTCTTTTATCCAGGGCATCTGATCAGAATTATTTACAAAATTAAACAATACTTGATGTTCTTCATCAGATAAAATATTTTCTACAATATATATACTTTTTGCAGAACTTCCTAATTTAGCAACACTTTTTAAATAAATTTCATCTTTTTCTAAATCTAAAAATTTTCTTTGTGCAATAACTTCTTCGTTCATTACTCTACTCCTCCTTCTCTAACCAACAGAACAATAGCGCCGTTGTCCTCAAGAGCCTTTTTGACCCTTACCATATATTCTACAGCATGACGCTTATCTTCTTCGGGTAAACGCATAAACGTCTCTTCATTGGCCTTGACAGTAATAAAGTTATCATTGTCTCTTAACTCTAATATAAAACCTTTGGGGGCAAAATGATCTAAAGACCTAAAGGCTTTACGCATGGCTTCTGTATACATTATTTTAGGTCCTCGTCAAGCGTTAGATGTTTCCACGTATTGGCCCAATCAGATGAAGTTTTATGACTGTTAAACTCTTTTGATATTGCACCAGATTCTAAATAAATTCCGCCCCAAACCCCGTATTCTTTACTAGAAATACCAACGGCAAAACATGTTTTAGAAACAGGACAATTTGAGCATAACAAATCTATTGCAGGCCTTAAGGCCAAATCTTCTTCATATTTGTCAAAAAATAAATTTGTGTCATACTTAAGACAAGATCCCTCATCCTTCCATTTTAGTTTGTGCATTATTTTCTATAAACCTTTCTGGAATATCCCATCCGTCTAGGTTGGGCTCAAACCTTTTGGTCATATACCAGGTCCCATCAATAAACTTACCATATTTTGAAGTTCTGGCTTTATCAGACTTGTACTTGTTTATAACTGACCAACCATCCCAAAATAAAGAATTATTGTTTTTAACAATACTGTCCATTTGTTCTAACGTTTTAATTTTCATTTTTCTCCTAGTATCTAAATATTCCAACTTCAACATTGTTTGATTCTGCTTCTGACACTAACTTAGATGCAGGTTCTTTTGGCTTAGACAGGAAGGCAAAATACCCCAAGTCTTTAATATTTTGTTGTAGCCAAGAAGGCGCTACCTTAAACATTTTAATTTTTTTACCACGTGACCTCATTCCTTTTTCTGACACATTTACAAATTCCATTACCATAGAATTTATTTTGGCTGGCCCAGCAGTATATATATAAAACTGATTGTCTGTATCTGACATGCCAGAAAGAGCAACGCCCATGGCACGAAGGAAAACCTGGTAGTCATCAAAACTACTGGTACCCTGAACCCCCACGATCATCAAAAGCCCCTTCTCTTAGTCTATCAAGGATAAACATCATTTTATCTAATTGTACACTATTCATTGACATTGTGTCAACTACTCTAGTGGTGTCTTTATCGACATTTCCATCAATTCTAACGCTTGCTGTATAAAAAGCATTATCCTTAATCCAATAGGCCTGATTATCCATTATTATGACCCTTATATTTACCTTAGAGTTGTGCACCTTAGATTGTGTCTTAATGTTAGGCCTTGTATTTATTTCTAAAATCATACTTTTTAATAAATAATGCTTACGACTTTGCCTAGGCTTTAGTTGTGTTTTATTAAACTCATAAAAAATATTATATTTATTTTGCAATTTTGTAACAAAAAACACACCTACAATTGCAACACAAAATCCTATAACGTATTCCATAGTTTCACCAAGGCCATTATACTACTATCTTAAAAGATTTCTTTTTATTTCCTTTAAAGTGTGACCTAAGTCTTCGTCAAGCCTCTCTATTAAAAAATTATCAAACGCCTTTTCTGTCAAATTTACTAATGGATTTTCATCCATTAAATTCATAGTAATCATGTCAAGTTCCCATAATTTCATAATATGATTACTAAACATATTGCTTACTTCTCTATGTAAAATAGGGTTTATTTCTTTTAATTTTTTAGTAAAATTATACAGCATTTCACCAGTTTCTGAATCAATGCCCACAGGCTCTAGCGCACCTGCTAAAATTAAACTATCTATATCACTATACTTTTCCATTGTTTGCTTTTCCTCTTTGCTTGGCAAGAGCAGCAAAATCTTTTACCTTGGTCTCTCCAAGATAGCCCCAAGCATAACCATCTTCAATCATATGGTCATTAACAGATACAGTATCTCCGTTAACATAAAGCCAGCCAAGAATTCTGCCATACTTCTCAGAAGAATCTGGTTTTTCAGTTTTAATGATTACTAACTCTGCGTCTTTTAATTTTGTTTTAAGATATTCTTTTGACTCAAGGCCAAGGGTTTTTTCAAATTTATCCTTAGTCCGTGATTCTGGAGTGTCGATACCAGCAAGGCGTACTCGTTGGGAGAAGGACACATTGAACCCAAGATCAATTTCTACATCAATAGTGTCTCCATCTACTACGCCCGTAATTTTTTTTACCCTATATTCGTACATTAGTTCTCGCTTCCAACTCGATTTTCAATAAGCCGTTCTCTTTCATCTACAATCTCTAATGCAAATTTCATCATATTGTCATACCCAATTGCATTGTCCATTGCTTTATTATAGTGATGACCACAAAATAATAGGTCAGACCCACCTTTTCCAATCACCTTTACGTAAGCCCGAGAGGAGCAACGATCACAGCAATCTGTTGCATCAAGAAGCCATACCTTTTCTTTTTCCCTGCTCTTTAGCATACTAAACATATTATACCTTTCGATTATCAGTTTTATAAAAACCAGAGCCACTGAATGTGACTCCTATATCTGAGTATACACGAACTAAAGGCTTATTGCAAATCTCGCAGGTATACCCTGGATCTTCATCAGACATTGCTCTAACCTTTGTATATCGTACAGCACATGCCATACAATCATATTCGTATGCTGGCATTACTTCTTCTTTGTTTTAGCCTTTACCTGCCATACAGGAAGTTTTAATTCATCTCCAGACCACTCATAACCAAGTAGTTTAACTACAAACTTAATGATTTTAATACGCATTATTTAAACCTCCTCAATTTAGGGATAATGTTCCAAAGTCTTTCATGCCAGTAATATGAAATAATTTCCCAGCCCAAGTATGTTAAAAATGCCAAACTAAGGGGTTTAAAATATTCATATTCCCATTCACCAGTAATTGCATATACTGCTGCAGAAAATATTAATGTTGCAACAGTGACATGAAATATTACAAAACTAAGCGCTTTTGCAGAACTTCTTTTTCTTGATTCCATAATTCCCCCTGTTTATATTATAGCACCTTACCTGCAGATTGTAAAGTTGTATGTATTTTCCCATGCCATGATATCTTTTTCATCATTTAACAATGGTTGCCCCTTTATGTTTAGACTTGTATTTAACAATATTGGAACTCCAGTCATGGCATACCAATTAGACAACACTTCGTATAGGCCTGGGTGCTGTCCCTTATTTACTGTCTGCACCCGTGAGGTACCATCTTGATGAACTACGGCAGGAATTTTATCTGGTTTTAAACACTTTACAGCATACTGCATATATGGTGATGAAAAGTTCATATCAAACCATTTATGTGCATGCTCTTCCATAACAACTGGCGCAAAAGGTCTAAACAGTTCTCGCTTTTTAATAAGATTAACTTTATGTTTTATAAGAGGATCTCTGGGATCAGCAAAAATTGATCTATTTCCCAAAGCCCTTGGACCATATTCTGCTCTTCCTGTTGCTACTGCTGCTATCTTATCTCTAATTAAACTAGTAATAATTTGAGTTACTGGATATTCCCCGCTCAAATCGTGTCCAAGGTACGGGCTTTGCCAATTTAGATGCTTTCCATAAAGTGCTGCTGCTGCACCAAGAGATGATCCAGCATCTCCAGGATTAGGCATAATCCACACATCGTCAAACATCCTCCAAAGCATTGTGTTGGCTGCACAATTTAATGCACATCCACCCATAAACACCAGATTTCTTTTGCCAGTAAGTTTTTGTGCCATTGCCATAAAGTTTACTAATCTATTTTCATATACTTTTTGCGCTGCTGCTGCAATATCAAACTTATCTTGTTCTGTAATTGGCACATCCCAATCTAAGATTCCTTGATGAAAGTTGTATTTTTGTTTTTGTAAATCTGGAAAATATTCGTTTACTTTAGAAAAATATTTTACCCAGTCTCCAAATGCAGCCATACCCATAAATATATATTCTTCTTCATTAGGCTTTAGCCCCACCAGTTGGGTGAATGCTGAATAAAACAATCCAAAACTAAAGGGGTAATTTTTTTTATAAACAGACTTTATATTTGAACCTTCGCCCACCCAAATACTTGACGTATTATATTCCCCAATAGCATCTAGCACAACTATTACTGCATCATCAAACTTACTTGTATAATATCCAGCGCAAGCATGTGAATAATGATGGTTAAAATATTTAACTGGTAGACTTATTGGAATATTTGGCTTCCAGTCTGCAGCCCCGCCCCTTAAAAATATGCGAGATCTTTTTAATTGCGGGTGTTCATAATATGCTATATGTGTTGGCGTTCCATAATTAAGCATATCTTTATATATATCTTTATTGTTATACCAATCGTTTTTCTTTTTGCTATACCTTTCAGCGTGAGCAGCAAAAAGTATATCTCCATCTTTAATTAAAGAAATAGATGCGTCGTGAGATGTCTCATTAATTCCAAGTATTATCATTTAATACATGTACCTTCTGTTATGACCTTTTTTATTTATTTTACGAATTAAAAAATAAAGTCTAATTTTTTTAATTATTTTTTTCATTTCACTCCTCCCCTGTAGAAAAAATAGGCTGCCTCATATTATGATACCAGTGTGGTAAAGAATACCTAAAGCCATTAGTTATTGGACGAACCTCATGAACGTACAAAAAGTTTGACGGAAAAAATATAATGCTTCCTGCTGGTGGCTTTAATGATATGTTAGAATTTGCAAACTCTATCTCGCCACCTTCATAGTCATCATTAAGATAACTTACAGTAGACAATATTCTGCTACTAACACCGTGATCTTGATGAGCAGGAAGAAACCCTCCCGCTTCATATTTTAATAAATGAATACTAAACTCTCTGTTTTTTATATTTTTACCACAAAATGGATAAAGAACATTTGCATAATGATTAGTTGCAAAATCTAAAGATTCATATAGCCTTTTAGATATGCTTACTTGTTCATTAAAATAATAATCGTTTGCATTTATAACATGTCCTGGCGGGAAAAACTTTTGCCAACAAAAAGTTTCCATAGTCTTAGCACTTTCATTTTGCCAAGCAATCCAAGGCTTTACATCTGTAAACGATGAGCCGTGTTCGCCATCACTATATCTTTTATCTAAAAGATTAACATCATATATAATTTTTTCAGGATCTTTTATTGCATTTTTATATAAAACTAATCCCAAATCTAAAATTTCATAATTTAACAAGAGGGTAATCACCAGCCTTCCACGTACCTGGATTAGGATGATAGTCTGGATCTGAATGTTGTGGAATACTTGTATGCATATACAATGCAGTAAAACGATGACCACGAGTAACTGTAGTTATTCCATGTATATATTCTGTTCCAGCACTTGGAAAAAATACTGCTGAGTATTGCTTTGGTTGATATTTAAAATCTTGATTTGGAAAATATATAATTCCACCCTCATATTCCTCTTCATTGTTTAAATATACAATTGTACTAAACTCGATAAATGGCTCTGGACCCTGTGCATCTATATGCAAGTCACCCTTACCACCCGTAGTCCAGTGTGCCCCAAACCCTTTAAAAACATATATATCATTTTTAAAACCATTTAATGCTTTATGCATTTCATTTGATTTATGACCATACTTAATCATTATGTCCTGTACGATTTTGTTATATGGTAATGAGGTACCGCCGTATCTGTCGGAATAATACAATGGATATGCATTTTTTTCTGCTTTAGGATTTAATTGTTGATCAATTAATGTGTTTGCATCCTCCGATGTAATAAAATTTTCTATAATTGTTATTCTATGCATAGTTATCTCCCATTAAATTATACTAGGTTATTTGTATACTGTTATACCCTTTTAAAAATCTTGGGGCGTCCATTTGTTCAAGACTACTTTCATAATTAATATAGCCAACATCGTCAATTTGATAAGGCATTTCGGCTATATCTTTAATAAATATGCCATGAAATAATTCAAATTGTTCATTATTTTCTTTTTTAATAATGGATAACATTTTATTATACCCATGATTTATTGAAAATGCTTTATAGGTATTTTCATTTTCTTGTATTGTTTTATTATAAAAGTCACTTGACAATGAATATATGGAATATCCTTTATTTACAAATAATAAAGAGGCAAACAGATCTTGTCCTATTTCTTTTAAATTTTTTAATTTGATTAAAATCATTGCATCAATTTGAGAACAGAATAATAAGTCCATATCTATATAATTTGTTTCTTTTATTGAGTCAGAATAATGTCTATCTACAAGGACATAAGATTTATTTATAGATAACTTGGGCACTCCAAAGCCAGAAATTACTTTTTTCTTTTCAATATTAGAAAGAAGATATACGTCCCACTCATTCATTAAAGATACATTTGGATTTATTTCTAAATAATATTTAGAATTGCTGTAGTGCAATAAAGCCATATTTCTATAATAAGTAACAGACTTAGTATCATCCCATTTAATATGGTTGTATATAACATTGGCATTTACTTTTTTGAACAAAAAATCTCTATTGATATTGTTTTGATCATAAATATAATAACTTATATCATTGCTATTGCTTTGTTTATTTATTATATCCTGTAAGTTTTCTAATAAATTTTTATTTTTATAACTATAAATAAAAACTTTTATAGATGTCATATTATACTAATGGTATCCAGTGCTGCTGCTCTGGGGACATCTTTATACTATTAATTGGTGCAATATCATACGCCAAGGTAATTCTTGGTCCATCCCAATCCCAATCGGCCATTGCATGAGGATGTCCCATTTCAGAAAGAATAAGTCTATTATCTTTATTATGATTTTCAACAATTAAATCATCTTTGTTTTCTAGTTTATAAAAAGTAGATGAAGGCTCTGCTTTAATACAGTAATATCCGTGCCAGAATGGTGCCCAGGGACCGCCGTGGTCGTGCCAGTTTAACTTGCCAACTTTACGATCATTAATATTAAACCATCCCTGAATGTAATATTTTTGTTTTTTAAAATCTACGCCATAATAGTCACAGGCCTCCAAACTTAAGTCTTTTACAGCAGAATAAACATTGTAAATTTCTTCAGTATAAAATTGAAAAACATTGTACTCTGTCCATTTAACAGTAGAAATGCTGCCAGACTCGATCCAAAACTTATCATGCTTTGATCCAACTGGAGACACTCCACGCAAATTTGCATTTTGCATATCTTTGTAAACTTGAATTAAATGATTTGTCATTTTATTTAAATCATTATCTAAATATTTTTCAAAAAATTTATGTGGTTTATTGTAAGCCTTTGGCTTATCATAAATATTGTGACCTTGCATTTTTTCTCCTTTAACGATTACTATCCATTATACACTACTAGTAATTTTTTCTTTGCCAAGTAGATTGCTTGTAATGTGCTGTAATATGTGAACGTCTATTTTCTTCTTTTATTTGATTTTTCCAATAGGTCTCTTCAGAATAATCTAGGTCTAGAGACCAATCTTCTCTTTTTATGGGTATCATTTGAAATAGTGGTGTTCCCTTTTTTATAATTCCCTCAAAACCTCTTTTAAGAAAAAATGAAAAAAATACTGGTAGCCCCCAAATATCACTATCCACTATGCCAGCAGGACTATAAAATGGCAAATCGTATCTGTTAAAAGGATGTGTTATTAAAAGAGAATATCCTGGCGGTGTTTCATAATACCAAAACATTTTCCATCCAAAATGTATGGGGTAGCATTCTGCTGGAATAGCAAAATCTACTGTAGGCCTAGTATCAATTAATGGAACTTGTGTTTTCCAAAATAAAGATGGCTTTTCATTTTTATCTATTACAACCTTTACGTCTTCTGGCAATGTTTGAATATATCCAGAAACCATAGCGTCCATTAAAGGATTGCAAAGTTTTGTAGACACGTCAGACCCATCCTGACCACGATCATTTACGGGATATAAAAAACTTTTACTATGACTCGATCCATTACGATAACCAGCCAAATCTTTGTACCAATCTGGTAAAACAGAAAGCGCTTTTACTGGAGGAGTGTCATATAAACTATTGTTGTCATTAAGACCGACTGGAGAAAAAATTATTTTATTGCTCATATTCTCTTTCTATCTTATTAATAATTTCTTTATCTTCAATAATTATATCACATATAGGGGTATGAATTGGTATTACTCCGTATGTACGATCATGATATGTTTCAATATAAGTTCCTGTAGATTTTATTAAAAAATGAATCCAGTCACAATTCCAATTTTCTGTATATTTTAACTTATTGAACTTGACCTTTTTGTTTAAAATTTTAAAAGGTGAATCATTAATTTCTTTTATATTTAACTCTAAAGTTTCATCAAAAATCCAAGGTATATAAAATTTATAGACAGCGTTAAAAAAATTTGGTATGGCATTAAAGTTTAATTCAGATGGATAAAATTGTCTTTGCCATGTTTTATCTAAAGCATATAGTCCGTCACTAACTGGCTCAATCCATATTTCTGCATGTGTAAAATATCTTAAATATGCAACATTATTATTTTTAACAAATTCTGGCTTTGGCCAAAAAATTTTAGCATATCCATTTATAGGTTTTAAGATATTGTCATAATATAAACTATGTATGACAGATTCTGATGAGGACCAAATATGTGGCATAGTTAAATTTGATTCTACTATTTCTGTAAAACTTTTATTTTCTGAATTTATCCAAAACTCAGAACCAATTCTATTTTTATTAACTAATCTTTTAATGTCCATATTATATTAAATAAATATTCTAAGTACATGCTCACAAGGATCTCCGCCCTGCTCCCATTCTTCTAGTTCTTCTTCACTCATATATTGAATGCCTCCGTCGTGAGTATGGCAATAAGGCTCGCTAACCCAGCCTCTATCAATGCCGTTACGCAACCAAATACCGAACTCTTGTTCGTCTGGTGACGGATCCTCCATAATAGACTGATTCATATATTTAGTATATACCTACATGCTTATAATGTCAATAGGACCTTTGCAAGTTATAGAATGATTAATAGCAGCATTTACTGCAAGTACCGCTCTTTTTCTTGTGTCCTTTTGTTTTTGGGTTGAATATAATGAACCTAATGCCAGGTCTCCCCCTGAACCCATTGCCAAATAATCTTGTTCGTATTGAGTCAACGACATGTCTGATGCATTGTGTTCATATATTTTTCCACGCACACAAATAATCATTCCAAAATCTGACGATGTGGACGTATCTACCCACCAACCCTCATAAAAATTACGCAAAGCCTTTAAAAATTTACTATACATAAACTTATCAATACTGGCACGACCTTCAAATTCTGGCGGTACAAATAAATGTCTTATTCTATCTCCATCCATTGATCCAGCGTAACCAAACAAATATCCTTCTTTTTTCCATATTTTTGGACTAGAACCAACACTAACTGTACTTTCATCTGAGACAGCACGATCTCCAGCCATCCA